AAAACAAAAAATACTTTTCTATCAGTTTTTTGTTTTATCATATCATAAAGAATAGAACCATGTTTTTCTACCAACTGAAATAGTACTAAAGTGTTCTTATTTAGATTAAGTGTTAAATCCCTGATAAATTCATTTCTTTTTTGATGGCCTACAATATAATCTATTTCATCTTTATATTTCATATCCTTTACTAATTTACATTCATGTTCTGGATAATATAATACGAGAGATTGTATTGAAAACTTTGCAAGTGTTTTTTTGTCTATAAGTTCTTTAGTAGATATTATCTTGTTTAATTCACCAAATAATCCTTCTAATACTAACCTGTGAGTTTGCATACCATCTAATGTTCCTGTCAAACCAAATCTAAATCTACATAAATGAAGTTTAGTCATTATTGTTGTTAAAGATTTAGATTTAAATAGATGAGCTTCATCTCCCACTACCATACCAAATTGTTCAAAGTATTTTTTAGGAAATTTATATATTGATTGCCATGTAGATATTACTACATCTTTAGATACGTTTTTATCATAACCACTATAAATCTTTTGCATATATGCATCTAACCAACCATAATCAATAAAGTCAGAATACATTTGTTCAACCAAAGATGTTGTTGGAACAAGTATAAGTATTTTGTTATTTTGTGAGGCTTTTAAAAGTAGTTGATAATATCTTACTAAGACGTAAATAATAAGCGATTTACCAGAAGCAGTAGGACTAAGAAGAAGTGCCCTATGTTTTCTAATTGCGTGAGATATTGCGTTAATTTGATAGTCACGTACTTTGATACTTTTTCCATTAGATCTAAGTCTAAGTCCTCTGATGAATCCAAGTAGTAGTTCTTTTTCAATTTCTTTTTCATCTTGTAAATCCTTGTCTACGGAATATTCTTCATTTAAATCTTTTAAATATTTAGTTAAGTATGTGAGTAAACCAAGATACAGTTCTCCTGTAGCTGGTGAGAATAATCTTATTTTACCATCCCAAATACGATTTCTAAACGCAGGCATAAATCTTGCGCCTGGAACTTCAAAAGTAAAAAAATCAGATATAGTTCTTGCGATACTTGGTTCTGCGTTTACTTTAAGATATACTTCGTTCTTCTTAGATATTTCTATCATTAGATAGCACCATCTACAAACTTTCTCCATTCAATCGCATTTTTAATATCCCAACCTCTACTTTGTATTTGTTTTAATATTCTTTCACAAGAGTCCATACAGATTTTATTATACTCTGTCTTTTGTTTAGCTTTGATAAGTTCTTCATCTGATTCTAAATATATGTGTATATCCTGTTTTAATATTTTATGATCAAAAGGATTGTCACGATATATCTGTGGATCAGCCTTACCACCATAATATTCCCATTTTTTTCTATAAAGAATACGATATTGTGCATCAGACATTAATTGTAGTTGTCTAAAGTTATTATAGATATTTAAATATTTTTGGTGTAGGTTTGCAGTTTTTAAAGATTCATCTCCTAACTCAACGTCATCAATCTTTAAATCTTTTTCTGCTTGTTTTTGCAATTCATCTAGTGTCATAATAATCCATTCTAAAAATTGAGTAGGGGTGTAAAACTTACTCGTTTTATATTATTTCTTTCTATTAAGAAACTTAGGATTGGTGTTAAAGTTTACCATCTCCTACTCTAATATATTTATAATACTTCAAACTCGTACAAATCAAATTGAAACTGAACATCAGCTGTTATTCCTTCTCCAGTTGAATCTTGTGTATTATATGTTACACCAGATAATGATGATGGATAAAGACCTCTATAGTTAACTCTGATCTTCGGATTGTTTTTATTAGATAGTATATGCATTGTTGCATCACTTGTCAATACAGATGGATTTACAACTGGTGCATTTCTTACATTAGAAGTCTGTTTAGGAATTACTGGTAATGCACCAGGCTTTGTTTGTATTTCGTTTCTTAAAGCATTATCAAATTGTTCATTGTCTTTTGGAAATCCTATGCCAGTAATCCAATCATGTAACTCACGATAGTTTGCTAAATCCTCTTGGACTATGAAAGTAATATTAAGTGTTTCGTAAATGAGAGTATCTCCCATAAATGGAACACCTTTAAATCTAGTATTCAATATTGCATCTCCAGACATACTAATGCCTGGAACATTTGCAGATGTTATTGTATACTCAACATTAGGTAATTTTAGAATATCAAACCTAAACTGTGTTGGGTGTGTATAATCTAAACTACTTGGTTGTCTTTTCAGAGAATTAATATTAACTGCCATAGTGATCTCCTTCACTAGTATTTATAATGGCTTTGAGGGAAGGACTCGAACCTTCACGCAAAAACATTTGCACACAATAAACAGTTGTGCGTGTCTACCAATTCCACCACCTCAAACTATTTAAGCAGCTAACTTAACATTTATTCTATCCAACGCAGAAATCATTCTTGTCATACCAATTCCACCACCAACTCTTGGAATAAAATCATACTTCAAAAATTCATCTAACTCTTTTTGTACTCTATCTTTTCCGAATAGTTTGTATAATAATTCTGCATACTCACCATTAGATATTGTTTCAAATGTGCTTCTCATTTGATCCTTATCTGTACTTCTTTCAGCAGAACCTATTGTTTCCATACCATTTAGAATTACATCAATCTTTTTACTGGTAACTCCATCTAAATCTTCATTTCTTGACATATTCCAAAATGGTGAAGTAAACTCTGGAAAGTCTGTGATCATACCCCAATCAATAATTTCTTCGTGTTCGTTTTCCAGTTCTTTTACATTAAACTGGTCACTCCATTCATCATAGGTTTGTATTTCTAATTCTGGAAAACCCATGTGTCTACACAATTCTATTTCCATATTTTTAAGATCATCAACATCGCCAGGCATTTCAAACTCAAACATGGGAAATATTGTTTCATGTCTGCCAGGAATTGCATTTGGTTCTTGTCTATAGCTCGTGGAAACACAAAAAAACCCCTTACTAGAGGGGCGTGTTAATAGTTCATGTTCTAACCACATTTGTCCAGTTTGTGGCAGGGGCCATATGTTCCCCATGTAATTATACGTTGCGACATTTTCTGGATCTTCGCAAGCCGCTAGTATTGATAGTCGGTTTTGTGTGTGTACTTCTTCAAAACCTTTAGATAAAAAAAATGACCTCAAAAGGCCAACTGCATTTGTAAATTTTTTAGGTGATATAAGTTGTGTCATAATTTCCTCTTTTGTCTAAAAAAAGGGGGATAAAAATCCCCCCAAAGTTATTATAGTAATTTTTACTACATTATTACATTAAGTTTTTAACTAAAACTCTTCTGTAGTATACGTTTGCTCCATTGTTAAGAGCTCCGCCGCCAGCATTTGTACCTTCAGCGAATGGATTTGCTGTCATTCCATATCTGGTTTTAAAACCAATTTTTGGTTGGAATGATTGCTCACCTACTGCACGAACCATTTGTAATGGTACATATGGGCAGTAAAAGATACCAGCATCAAATGGTGATGCACCCTTATAACCAGATACAAAGTATTGGTTAGCATCGCCAGAGTTTGCGGCATATGGATCAATGTAAACTTTATGTCTACCATTGAGAACACCAGCAAATGTATTTCCAGTATCATCTACAGTTAAGTTATTATTAAGAGCAGGAGTATAGTCTAATACACCAGCCATTTGAAGTGCAGAAGCAACATCAGCAGAACAGATAATCATGTTACCTTTTCCTCTACGTGTTTCTTGTGCAATATGGTTCGCTTCTCTTTCAAGTTGGAACATAAGTCCTTTGAACTTCTCAACTGACCAACGACCATTTGAGTCAACGTCCATATCAAACTGACCAGCAGTTGAAACTGTACCAGCAGCTGCACCAGGCTTAGCAGAAATATATACTGTTCTTACAACTTCTCTATTAATTTCTGAAAGAATTTCAGAAGAAAGAATATTTGACAATTCTGTTTCTGCATCAAGACCATGAATTGCTTTTAAGTCTTGTGCGAGTTCCATTGAATATTCTGCTTTTAGTGCTCTTGACCTTGCAGTAACACTATGCTTTTCAATTGAGAATGCCATTTGTGAAAAATTAGAAGATCCATCACCTAATTCTTCAGCAGCTGCAGTTGTCATTGCAACACCACTTACATAGTTAGTACTACCATCACCATCATTAAGAACAGCAGGGTTAGTACCTTGCATTTGAGTGTTACCACCTGAGAAGTCATTATCTGCTTCGTTATAGAATGCTTCTGTACCAGTTTGATTGGTGAAACGTGATCTCATTGCGAAAATAAGACCAGTTGGCCCTGTCATTGGTTGAACACCAGCAATGTCATATGCAATAAGATTTGGCATCGCTCTTCGTACTAATGAAATTAGTATTGGATCATAACCTTGAACATTACCACTTGATGGGGCATATCCAGAGTTAGTAGGTGCGGCTTCTGATAAGAATTTATTATCTTCTTTGATAGCCTTTTCTTGATTTTCTAGGATAAGTGAGGTAACAGCCCTACGATAAGCATCATCAATCTTTGGAAGATTTTTATGCTCTAGAACTGGTTGCCACTTTTCCTGTAGTTGTTCTGTATTGAACATCCTGTTTCTCCTTATTTGAGTTTTCTAAACATTATTTATTAATTTACTACTTTTCAACGGCTTTCGCTGGTACATTTCTACTGATTGCATCCATGTAAGCGGCCATTGCACCAGTTTCGTAAGACTCAGAACCAGTATTGGTTTCAGAATCCACAGATTCAGCGACAGTTTTTGCCTTAGGAAAATAACTTTCCTTAAGCGTATCGAGTTTTTCTTTGAAGGAATCTTCATCAGTAAACTCAACATCTTCTACAAGACCTTTAAACTTTTCTGCCTCTGTATCTGTCAGATCAGAACAGGCTTGTGAAAATACTGATTCACGAACTAACTTTGAATTGTCTGACTTCATAGAAGCATTCTTTTCAATTTGTTCGTTGAGTTTCTTTTCTAGTTCATCAATCTTTTCAGCTTGTTGACCTAGTATATCATACTTCTCGTCTGGAACATCAATGTAATGCTCTTCAAACAATGTTTTAAGACCAGAAATAAAGTCCTCTGAAATTTCACCCTTGAGTCCTCTTTCAAGTGCGATTTCATTTTCTTTCATCCACTCTTCTACAACATAGTTCATGTATGCGTCA